GACATTTGTTCCTGTCCGCTATAGTCAAGATCGCGACCGTAGCTATGTCCACGCGTACCAAAGAGAAAACCAAAGAAAAGAAAAATGAAGAACTTACAAGCATAAACGAACCAACTCAAGCTCAAGATACCAAAGTTTCATCTAGTTTAGACCTCGTAAGCTCGCGTGATCGCCCGAAGCAAGAGAATGATAAGACGGAAGATCAGCAAGAGGGTACAGATAAACCCGGGAGTAAGAGGTCGATAGACGCTTTAGCTGCGATAATTGAAAAGAAAGTTCAGATGTCAGGTACTGCTGGTTTGGGTGACTTCTTTGGCCGAATGCGTCCTGAAATAACAGATGCGTTTTTTTCTGCGTTAGAAAAGGAAGCTGATGTATCCAAGGTTGTTCCAAGTTCATTGTCAAAGTTGGACGATGGTCAAGTGGTTGATTTGTTGGCTGTTGGCGAGGAAAAGGCGCTCAGTCAGTCTCTTTTTCAATTAGAAATCGTTGCATCTATACCCCATTTTTATCAACTAACGGCGAAGCAGATTGGCGCGTTGGGGGCACAAGGAGGTTATTTGAAAGCTTTTCATGGTGAGCAGGTATACCCTTTTATTGATCCAGTCGCTAATGAGTTTGGGAGAGGATTTGATCTCGCTTATGTTCGTGTTAACACTTCGGGTCAAGGTATTGAGCTGTTTATAGATCCATTTGACTTTGACAAAGTCTCTTGTAAGGTAGGAGGGCAGTCCTTAACGGGAATTGGGTTGTCAAATGTTGTGGGTATGGATGAAATAACCTATGATGATGTTAAAACACCTGAACAGATGATGGAGTTTGTGGTTCTTCTAATTGCCGGTGCTGCTAAAATGGGACGCTTTGTTTTGGTCGCATCAACGCCCGAAGGGGGAGGTCTACTGTTCAAAAAATGGGTGCGTCGCCCTGTGGCGGAGAATTTTCGTAATATCAATGGATGGCTCCTTGAAGATGACTACGAGAACTACCCGCATGTTCCTGAAACATTGACGGTATTTAGCGAGTATCAATGGTTCGCTCGAGAGGTGGCTGACAACATGACGGATAACGGGCTCGGTACTTCGGTTGAGATGGATGAGGGTCCTAATATCGAGGCGTTTTTTAATCGAAAGTATCGTGAGGCCGCCATTTGTAATTTAGATTTCATTACGTCTGAGGCTCATGCTAATGTCATGGAAGAGTTGCAAAACGAGAAGATGAACGTGAGTGCGTATGTGGAGTTACTACAATCATGCCAGATGGGGATTTATGACATTGAAGGCGACACAGAGATTATTAAGTTGAAGGTGTATATGCGCGAGGTTGAAGACTATGAGGCTGAGTTAACGAGGATGATGTTATTTCCAGGTGATCAACTTTATGTGGATTGTCTGCGTACGGCGGCGTTAGTGTCCCCAAATATCCGTCAATTCATTCTGAGTATTCTTGTTCAGCAGGCGACCTCGCGAGTTGGCTTGATAGAATTGTTGCCCATCGCAGAAATGACTGCCTCATTGAATGCGCGAGATAACATTTCTGTATCTCATAATATGGCATTAACTTTGGCAATTGGGGAGTGGAAGGAGTTGTTACGACTAACGAATCCACAGCAGGTCTGTCAGAAGATTGTGTGCGATATTATGGCTCCATTTGTTGACGGACTGAAGGTTGAAGATTCACTCGGAGTCCCGACGCCTAGCAAGCTAGTGTTTGCACTACTAGGAGCGAAGGTTGCTCTTATTCTTACTCCTAATTTGTATGACTATAATCTTCACCTCAAGGCGCAGCTTGTGACCATGATCTCATCATGCTTCTTTCCCGATCAGTACGGCGCACTCATTGCTGCTCGTGGATATGGCCGCGACGTTGTGGGGAATCGTATTGACAGTGTAAGGGACGGTGAAAGGACAAAAAAGAATTGTCGCTTCGCTACTTACACTGTTTTGGAGCCAATCCCTAATGGGCCACCAGATCGTTCTCGTAGGAAGTGGCTTTTAATGAAGAGGGTGCAAGAATGGCTGCTCCGGAACGACCTTGTTAGACGTCGTGAGATTCGAGACATCATGTACCGTCCATATGCGAACGTGCTTCGACTGCCTGGTCAAACATATTTGCCGAGAAGACAGGCAGCGGGAGCTCCTCTACCATGCGAGGTTTTGCTTAATGATGCGATTGCCATTCTGGATGAGTACAGAGTTGTCTTTCATCATCCGAATGACCGCAATCAGGGTCCTCAAGATCGTCATGCTCTTACCACCTTATCGAACTTGTTAAGATGGTATACTCGTGGGTTTGCTGAGTGGTTTCACTGGGTCTATTGTCCACTGTATCTCCAAATAGCTTTGCATCCTGTAATTTTTTGGTCTCATAGGCTAGGGCAGGGAGTGTGGCGTCAATTTCCAGCTGTACGTGAGGATCGTGAGCGGAGATTCGATAATCATCTCGAGGGCGTACCTTTCGATTCTCCGGTGATCGCTGCGTTTGAACCGGATGCGGCAATGAACCCTTTTACCTTACGACAGGGTGCTGATTTGTTTGGCCGAGTACATGCACAAGGATCAACATTTAAGGGTGGGGCATATGACAGTAATGCTGTAATTTTGTTATCTGAATACGAAGCTCTGTACCGGATGACTGACTCAGAGGGAATGGTGGATGAGTACATCAAGACTTTAATGTCTTCTCGCCAGCTCTTAGAGGGTTTACGTCTAGTGGCTGAGTTGTCGACTGGAGAACTGTTACGTGACACTCCTATCCTTGATTATATTAGAACTGCATTTTGCGAGGGTCGTTTTCCGTCTCATATTTTCTTCAAGGTGTTGAGTCTCTTCGGAGTGAAAATTAATCATGGAGTTCTGGCTCAGGTTGGTGAACGTTCGATTGAGCATCGACTTCGGGGAGACTATCGAGTTTATTATCCTCGTCCTGGTTTTTTAGACCCAGCGCTGGAGTTTATTCCTGATAGAATTGTAGTCAATGATCCGGTTAGACCATCGGTGCGCAGGAATGTGAAACTTGTCATGGATGCTGTGTTTGATCCAGATTTTGGAATGATTAAGATGCGCAAGGGGGTGACTTTCTCTTTGAGACCAACTAACGATTTAACGTTCTCCTCATTTCACGAGATCCCCCCGATTCAGGTTGAGATGACAGGGAACGTCAACTATGTGTATGATTCTGAGACGGCTAGGACGAGAGCAGAGTATGATGTGCAAGTTCGATGGGAGGTAGCTGGCCGCGTAGTGATTATGAATCTGCTCGTTACCAGCAGTTATGAAATTATTGCTAACATGGAGGACATTCTGGGTAGGGAGGTACGAGCTTTCTCATTTGTTGTCCATGATGTATCCAAGTTTAGCGGGATTTATTATGAGTTTATGTTATCGGCAGTGAGAAAGGAACACGCGATTGTGTGGTTTCCGAATCTGCGAGGGATTCTACACCATCACGCGATATCTATTGAAAAGGTAGAGTCTTGTTTTCATGCTGCGGAGATCGCCCAATTTTCATCCTTTCTCAGTCTCCGGCCAACAGCTCTGATTAAGCTTAATGTTGTCCAGACAACCAATGTTCGAGGGGGAATGTTGCCACCATCTGTGTCAAAACCGATTCTGCCGTGTGAGGGGGTTCATCCATCTTTTATTTTCTGTTCGGACGTTAATGTAGCGACTCATCGTATTAGAGGGACACCAATTCAAATAAAAAAGTTTTTTCCGCCGTTGGTGAAGGATGCGAGCGGTCGACCCCGAATCATGGATGAGAATGGTGCTGTGCAAAATGGCTTAGAGCAGCATCCTTATGGCTTGAGATCTCTTGTTTTCGTATATCATTTTGATCCAACGTTTCGGCCAAAGGTGTGCTCTGTACTGCGCTGACTGGTTGCTACTGGAGGCGGTCTATGACTATCCGGTGAGGCTCGGGAGCTGGGATTGCAGTC